CCCCAATCGGCATCGGTTTCCATGATAAACTGCGGCAGGGATTGCAGAGCAGAGTTAAACATTGCGTTTTGATTCATGAGAGTACAATACACGATCTCGGGGGGAATTCAACCCCCCTTGTGCCAGTTATTAGATTGTCCGCACGTAGTTATAAACAGCGTGAATATCTTCGATCAGGAATTTAACCTCAGGCACGAACACATTCATTACCCAAGCATAGAAAGTCTTGGCACCTTCGATAACACGAAGCACGAAAAGTTGAGTGCGTTCGGTCATGTTATGCTCTTGCCACTTCTCTGCGATGATGATAGCAATTGCTGTCACGAATGCACAGAAGATCTCAACACCATCCATGAAAGTGTTGTAGTGTTTCTTATAATCAATCTCGGTGATCATCTCCACGAAAGCATCAGCGGGAGGGAAGGATTTGGTCAGTTCCATTGTTGTTTTGTGTGTGGCGAGTTTGTGTAGAGAATTTCTCAACCACGAAGTAACAATACCCCATCACCAGGGGCAATGGGGCAATTGGTGTGCGGTTCACGGATTGGCACAGAATGCACGTATACTGCAGGCATTCTCAATAACGAATTGATAATGAGAATCAATAATATTATTAATGGACCAATTCTAGAACTGGCACACTAAAAGATATCGGAGTAATCCTTGATGCTAATGTCGACATCTTCGTCACCTTCGAGTTGCAGAAGATCTTTCCAATTGAGATCTTCTAGTTCTAGATCATCATAACACATGATGTCTAGTGTGACACGTACCAGGCGTTTCTGTGCGACCATGTGTGCGGGCATGACTCTCGTGTGCGATATGTATGATTATATCATGCGTAGTGACGATATGCAAGTGTCTCGTATGTATCATTATCTCGTGCATAATCATCATCTGCATCTACATCTAGTGCATATGATTGCATATATGATTCACACATCTCGTCGAGATCATATGTGTAATCTTGTGTGAATGAATGGTCGAGATCGTAGTCGTCGTACATAATTCTCGTCGAGATTGTGTATGATGCTTTATGATTATACTGTATTCTCGTCGAGATCGCAAGTCCCTATAATGCCTGATTCTCGTCGAGATGCATAATAATATATATGTATTCTCGTCGAGATTATGTCATTATGCACACATTCTCGTCGAGATTCTGTGTATGTCTAGTCGAGATTCTCATAAAATTTGTGTGGGACCTGGGAAATTTCTGCCGTGCCTCTTGACTTTTATGGGCGCTCGTGTTATAATCCGCAGGCAAAGGTTGCATCAGACACGGTGCTTTATGAGTACTTTATGAGTACTTTAGAAGGATTTAAAAGGTATTAGAGAGTATTATAGGGTATTATTCTCAATAAAACCACTTATTTATTATCAATTAGCGACTACTTATTGAGAATCATAGAATAAATGCCGGAGACATGAGAAAAATGATAATATACAGTACACTATAAGATATATACAATACATTAATAATAGTATACACTACTAATGTCCCAGGGTATCATCTACATCATCATCAATAGAAACACAGGACACAAATACATCGGTCAATCACTCTTATCCCAGAATAAAGTCTGGCAACACCACATACAGAGTGCAATGCGTATGAGTCAGGAACCTCTACACAAGGCAATGCGTAGAGACGGTAATCACAACTTCATGATTAAGGAATTAGATGACTGTCATGAGAGTATATTAAATGAAAGAGAACAGTATTGGATAGATCAATATAATCCAGAATACAATGGTGATATAGAGGTTATTGAGAAGGAAGACATCATAGAAGTAGAAGAAGAACCCATCATAGAAAGAGATAAAGACTGGGGATTCTATCTGGCAGAGAACAGAGGTAATGGTAAACACTCTGGTATTAAACTACAGGGACTGAACATAGAAACGGGTGAAACCATTGAATATGATAATGCAAGAGATGCGGCAGAAGATATTACTGGTAATCGTAATCTGAACAGTAACATATTAAATGCCGCCAAGAAGGGAAGAACCGCATATGGTTATAGATGGAAGATGTTAGAACACAAAACCAAGAAAAAGAAGATTAAGGCAGTACATCGTATCACATGGGACGAGTACTACTTCGAATCAATATCACAGGCAATTAAACAAATCTGTCCGAATAACAATTCGTCCAACCTTTATAAGGCACTGAAGAGTAATGGACGTTACACCTATAAAGGTTACATGTGGTTCTACAGATAATCTACCACTTTTTGAGTGGACATTCGGATGCACTGAATGCCGTCTTTTGCTTCATGAAACAACCACACTCCTTACATCTCTTTCGAACTCGATCGAAAGACTCACATGCCTGGCACATGTCATACCTTCTCTGTTGCTCAAAATCAGATACGAATAACTCCTTTCCCTTGAGTGTATCCATACCAATATCTCTGAGCATATTCACAAAATTTCTTCCCTGTTCTGGAAGTGATGGAAATTCCTGATTACCCGACATTGAACCATCCCGTAACGACATATTTCATACCCTTTAATACAAGTCCTCCTCGATGTGCATGTGTCAGTCCCGCTGGCCATAATAATAATGTTCCCGCCTTTGGTTGTATCCTTTTGTGATAATATAAAAACTCCGTCTCTCCTCCCTCGAAATCATCATTCAAGTATATCATCCATACAATCTTTCTGGTACAGTGTTCAAGAGAAGTATTCTCATCGTGCCAGACGTGATAACCACCACCGGCGGGAGTCTTCTGTACCTTCTGTGTCACACTATAAAATACCGAATTCTTCAGATGTCCATGAGTATGAACGTACTCGGACAAACAATCATGTAGTACCTCATTCACATCACGTTCGACCATTCCCTCCATCGTACCAGACATGTGTGATAAATCAATTGCCCAATCGAATCGACCAGCAATCGTATTCTCGAATTGTTGATTCTCACAGAATACGGCATTCGTTCGGTGATAGTGATCGAACGTATCAATAATGTCCCGACACAGTTCTGGTTCCAGGGCACCATCATAGACTCCGATGAAGTCTTCGTACCTACCCCGGGGTGATTCCGTTTTCTCTAAGTTTTTCTCTGATTCTTTCATAACTCGTCACCCTGAAACTTTCATAGTGCTGTGCCCATTTTCCCTGTGGACATTCTTCCATTGGTTCACTGACCTTGGAATCAATCGGACATCCACAGTCCTTACACTGCCTCCGAATTGGTTTGAAGTAATCACATTCCTCACAAATCTTTTTTCTCCTTTGTTCCTCCCCGAACAGTGTCCAGGACGGTGTATCGAATTTCATGTACTCAAGTATGAATTCATACGTGAATCGTGCCAGGTCTTCCTCATTCATGATTTTTTCAATTCATTCTATCATAATAATTTATACATCGTCAAGTGGAAACATTATTAATCAGTCCCTTATTATTACTCGAATTCGTCAGGAATACCTGTGACTTACTATTCGAATATACGGCATGTCCAGCACCACCAGCATATGCCGAACGATTATTACTTCCAGCGGCAGAGGCACCGTAGTCGGCACCCGCCGTTCCGTTCGTACCATCATTTCCACATGTATTTCCGGCATAGTGCTCAACCGTCTGTCCACTAATTGAATTACAGTTCGGACAATTGCCATTGTTCGCACTGTTCACTCCGACATCGGTATTCAAATTATTCGAACCCTTTCCGCGTCCTCCGTCTCCTCCAGTTCCTCCATTTCCAGTATTTCCACTGAATGTGTGCTTATAACGACAAATCTTATAAATCGAATTATAACATCCCGTACTATCACCATCACCTCTGAATCGTCCACCTCCACGACAACGTGAACGAGCACCAGTTCCATTACAGGACGTTCCTCCCCATCCTCCACCCGCCATACCAGAAGGACTACCAGAAACACCACCAACCGTTACGGATGCTTTACAGTGATCATTGGCAGAATTGTAACAGGAACTCTCTCCACGAATCGTGAATCCACTATCGGTCACCGTATTTCCAGAGGAAATTGTGAAGAATCTACAGTATGCAGTCGAACCAGCACTTCCTGCTCTTCCTGCGACTCCTCCACCACCACCAGCATAGATTCTTCCGTTCGATGCATTCACACGAATGATGGCACTATTGTTCGATAGATTCGAATTCTGTTCGACATAGAGTGCCGTTCCACCAGCACTACCATCGGGTGAATTCACATTTCCTCCTTCTCCACCCTGTCCGAAAATACCACGTGCATTACTTGTATTGCCAGGATCACTCTGATTATTCACACCACTGTTCACATCAATATCAAGATTATATGCCTCGGCATTGAAACTTACTGCCGCTCCAGTCTCATGATTATATCCAGAACCATCACTGGTCGATGGAGCACTACTACTCTTCATTCTTCCGTTCAGGTTTGCCACCTTCGGAACATTCTTATTTAAATTAGAATTCCAGAAACTGGACGTATCCAAATCCAGATTACTATTCGTACCACTCTGTTCGATAATATATTTCTTCAGAACACCATTGTCTCCGTCTCCTCTGAAATCACTGAATGAAATTGTACCAGAAGTGGCAACCGTTGCATTCTCCGTTGCGTCTGGAACAAAGTGCCCAGTTGATTCTTTGTGGAAATCGTCCGTTGCAATACTGGTCGATGTTTTTCGATAGTATTTTGAGAAACTAACACCATTATTGTTTCCACCAAAAAAGTTCTTGATCTCCGATAGTTTGATTTCTCCAGATGCAAACTTCAGAGTCGTATTACTTGATTGTGTACTATTGACTGCCATTTATATGATACACTTTTTTTTATTTATTCACCAATGTGTACTTGACTGCAATCGTGAAACGATGGGAATTACGGAATGTCGTGGCACGGTGTAGTAGTGAGGCATCGAATAGTATCATTCGATTCGGTATTGGTGGAATACCATGAATTCGGTCACCAATATAAATCTGTGTCTCTCCACCATCATTCGGTTCCCAGTTCATATTGGGATAGTACAGAAATGTTAAATCACCCTCTTCACCGTCCACATGAAAATAAGGATTTTCGGAAGGTGCAAAACAATTCACGTACATCCGATAGAGTTCGTACTTATTGACGTCTGGACCCATTGACTTCTCAATTCTTCTTTCAATCAATGGATAAATTTCTTCCGTCGTTGGTATTTCATGAATCAGACCAGTCGGAGGAGTACTACTACTATCAACCTCACCATATCTGTACGAACACTCTTCACAGTATTTCAATATGAATTTGTGTTGTCTCTGAGTAAAATAATCATCGGATACTCTGATTGGATCAGTCTGATTCATTCTCCTTTACCTCTTCTCCGAACTCGGTGATTCTAATGTTAAATGAAATGGTGATTCTCGGATAGTCTGGTGTCGGTGGAGCACTACGGACTTCGTGTTCCAAATAGACTGGGAACATGATTAAATCACCCTCTCTTGCATTCACCTTGTAATTATCACTGTATCCAGAAAAACCAGTGAATTCATGAGATGTTGCTCTCATGTGACGCATCGGATCCAAAAATGTTAGTGGTTCATGAATCTCATGATTGAAATTCAAAAAATGAACACAGGCATAGTGATTGGGTCTCTTATAGTTACCGAAGTGTGTATGTGCTTCTTGATATTCACCATTCACATAGGTATTATACCACATGTCCGTGATATCACATCCGAAAGAATTATTGAAAAATGTTCCCATTGCGGCAACATATTGATTCTTCAATTCCGTTCCAATTTCACCATCACCCAAAAACTCATTACTTATCTGGTCATCACCAAATGAAGTAATGAGTTTATTAGTCAACCAACCCTCTGGAGGATTCGTATTCTTGTGCTTTTCAATTAGTGGAAATACCAGTTCTTTGATTGCCCTGTTATTGTCCACACGTCCATGAAAGATTGTAATTGGAAATAGTGGTGTTTTGTACCTACTCATTGTGGATCACTATAGCGATATTGTTGTGATTTATATTGATCTTCTGGGTCTCTACACTTCACATACTCTAATTCGTGCCAGTACTGTGGATAGCACAAAACACAACAATGAGTCTTCTTATGAAAATTGACCAGATTATCGGGTTTATCTTTGACACTAATTTCGATGGTGATATATTCTTTATTCACAAAGTATACCCATCCTTCTAAATTAGTATGAGAGTTTTTCCACCTTACATAATCATTTAATTTTGGGACATAAGACATTGCATCAGAGGATTAAGGTTGAGTGGCATCGCAGTATAAGGAGTGGTTGAATTAACATCAACCTCTTTGCCTACTTTCGCTGAATTGATTGGAGCGTAGTAGGTTCTTTTCTTGGTGTTGTAGAATCCCCAGATACAATGAGATTCATCGTGACCATTGTAAGTAAACCCAGGCTGATAAACAGTCCAAATTGATATAAGGTTAGTTTTTGATTGAATAACCTCATAGCGGTAATTCTTCGGTGCAGTATGGGGGAAGTCATGGGGAAGTTCAGTCATTGTCGACAAATGCTTTAATCCTATCGGGACTAATACCTTCATTCAAAAGATAATCAATCTTTTGTTTTGCCTGCTCTTTGGTTAATTTAGTAAAATTTGTATCTGGAACTGCCCAACCCTGAGTGGTGAGTTCCATAACTTTATATAATTTTTCCATGATTCAAGTAGTAAACTCCTCAACAATACCAGATTGAACTTCGTCTGCAAGTGCATAAACACGGGCATTCTGAATGTTGTGCCTCAATTCTGGATAGAACTGAACATTAAATTCTTGGTCTTGTGCCGTGATAAGGTCAAAACACTCATTATCGCTCTCGGCAATTACATTCCATAGTCCACCGTATTCTGATTGTGGAAATGGAACGAAGTGCTCAACGATGTAAAAGAACTTTTCTGCCATTGTTTTGTACAAATTACTCTTTAATTGTATTGTAATAGTTAGTCTTTGTCAAGAGAGACAATTGTCTCTGTAGTTCAATTTGAAGACTGATTAACTTACCACAGATAAAATTCTCATACTGGTTGCCCTTCAATAGAGAAACAAGGTTGTTCACCTGTTGAAGTGCAATAACCAATTTTGCTTCCTCAGTCATTCAAAAACTCATCCATCAAGTAATCGACGGTAATTTCCATCTTGGACGCGGTATTTTCAATGAAAGTGTCCAAACATTCGGGTGCGTCCTCCTTTACAATTTCATACCACTGATACCAAAGAACTGGATTTGTTGCTGGTGTCACCGCATAAGAAGTGTTCATAATCCAGGAAATGTTTTCAGAAGGAAGGTTCAATGATTGGTTCATACTTGAGTTTGGTTTCGGTCTGGTCCATTTGCTCCCAAATTGTATAAAGTTTGCTATACAATGTTGGAACACTTCCATATTCACGAGCAATTAGATGTTCGTCTCTTCCATCAACTAATTGAAGTGCGGAGAGCAGTACTCCAATCTCATGGACATTCAATGAAATTTCTGTTTCTGTCATTTTCCTCCTGTTGCCTTAAAAACATAATTTGCAGATTGATTTGCTGGACCTCTTTTAGTAACTTCATTTTACGTTTTGAAAGTTCAATGATGCTTTGCTCAAAGTTAGTCATTTGAATTCAATCCTGTCAAATAATAGCATACCAAGGTCAAACATCAAGTCCTCATCCATTTCTCCCATCTTATCATCGATGGCATCCATAATCAACTGCTGCATACATTCTGCATATTTCTCACTCATGTAAATGTGCTCAATCACCTCTGGTTTGAGTGCATCAGCAATCTTATTGACGGTTTTAGGAGAAAGTGACATCATTAAAAAAGTTCCAGTTGAGTGAAAAGAATGTGGTCACAGCAGGTATCATCATCCTGCAAATCAATCATCTCAGTATCAACATGTTTGATGAGTTTGCCGAAGAGAAAGTCAACAAACTCATGGTCTTCCTTAGTGAACATGGCAGTCGGGGTGTGGTTGTGGAAGTGTAGCACAGATGCGAGAGATACGCTCCATCTGTTCAATCCTGCTCTCTCCCTGATATACCATCTTCATGGCGGTTACAGCAGCGAGCACAAGGAAGACTAAAAGGAGAGGATTTTTAGAAAACATTGGTCCAGCGAGTGTGGTTTGCTTTGGTAATACGTCCTTCTGCCAACATGTTATCACACACATTAACAAAGACTTTGAACTTCTCCTCACGGGTGAGAGCGTGTGGTGCGGCAGCAGTTGCAATCACCTTGAGCATTTGAGTCTTGGAAGTAATCATCACCAGCGAATGTAGGTTTGATCGGGATAGATACCGTTCTCTTCACAACGGCACTCATAGGCAATGCGCTTAAGCATCTCAATGTCCATGTCCTCAACCTCTTCCAGAATATCCTGGCGAAGTTCGCGGAGCATTGTGTCGTCCATTGGGTTTCCCCCCCGTTGATGTCCTTATTATAGAGCACCCAGAGAGCGTTTCCAGGTGCCCTGTGCCACTTCTCACACTGTCATGGGTTGCTTAAAGTACAGTCCAGCACGCTGCATCATATCAATCAGTGCTGCCTGAATCTCCTCCAGTTCTTCTGCATCAACATCGGATTCCCAGAAATCAACCATATCAAACTCTTCAAAGTTTACGGTTCCGTCTTTATACATTGGAGCATAGAACAGTTCACCCTCCGTGCAAATAGTATAGATGCAACCGTGATTTTCAACAGTCAGAAACACGCCAGAAAATTGTGCGGAGGACATAGTAGGAACAGCAGTTTCTTTGGAATGTTGGAAGTGCATTGTGAGAAAAACGGGAGATTTAATGTGAGATTTGCGGAATCAGCACGCCATCGGAGAATAATCAGAACCAGCATATGCTTCCAGGTTGAAGTCAGTCACCGTGGCACCGTTTGCAATGTACTGATTCACATCATAAACCATATCGGATTTGGTGATGGTGGCAAAGGTAACCATCTGAGTCCGCTCACATCCAGGATGCCAGGTCACACGGCGAACAAAACGCTTGCCACTGGAAACGGGATAGTAATCAATTTGCTTGGCGGCGTTCAGGAGTTGCATGGGTGTCTCTCGATTACCTTGTAATTATACTGCCTGCCTCAGGCGATTCGGGAAGAAGGGTGCCACCTCTCCAGCTGGCACACCCTGTTTGTCAATTAAGTACCATTCATATAACCTTTCTTCCTCTCCCCGTGCCTCAATTTCATGTGGTTGATACCAGTACTCCCAATTTTCCACTGGTGTTTTACAATAACACAATTTTCCATAACGGTGCCGCAGGGAACCACGTATCCACTGTGCCATGTGGGTCAGTTCATGAAAAAGAGTTTTTACATACAACTCCTTGTCCATGTAAGTGTCAAGTTCTATAAGAAAATGTCGTGGGCGTTGAGTATCACCCACAACATCACAATACCCATGAACTCCTTCACGTTTCAGACCACGATGCACAATATCAATTGTAAGTTTGTGTCGTGGAAAGAACTCATTTACAAACCAAGAGGCAACACTCTCACATAGGATTTTAGAATAACCGTATCCAGAAGCAATGATGTAAGACATGAACCCCAGTGAAGAAACCAAACAAAAGAACTAATGAAGATAAGTTTATGTGTCGCAGTCATGTTTCATTCCCATCACCATCAGTTTTCCATAGATTTTAGCGTAAAACATTTGAGTGAACTTATCATTATCTTCCCTATTAATTTCACCCATTACCAGTGCCATTAGTGCCTCAATCTCAGAGTGTTTCCAATCGGCGTCTACATTGTGTTCAGTAACTTTCATCCCCATGCCTCCATAAACTCATCCATACTGAATATCTCATCAGTACCAGTCTCTTCTATCAACTCATCATAACTCATTTCTTTCAGCATCTCCAGGTATTCTTCGGGAGTTGCATCTTCATCGGGGTCAAAATCATCATGGCAGAGAAACACATACTCATTGTAGAGTGCGTCGATTAGTTGTTCCTTACTTGGCATACAAGTAACCTCCTGCCCAATCTGCATTTTCCAGCAACCATTCACGCTGCTCAATCAGTCGCAGGTCATAACGAACACCTTTGGCAGGAGACTTCCAGGAAGCAGACTTATACACTTCACCAGTCTTCTTATCTACGAAAGCGTGAACACTACGGGAAGGATCACGGTTCTCATTAGGAATCTCCATAATGATTTTGAAATACTTACGTCCTTCTTCAGGATAGAACTTATACACAGGAGCATCGTAACCACCGACTTTGCCGTGATTACGGGACTTGAAGTTATCCACAAGGGCATCACACAGCATCAGAGTCCACTTACGAACATTCAGTTGGATGGTGTTCCTGGCGTCTTGAGTGGCGCAGTAGTCAGCGAAGGTGGAAGTCATCGGTTGCTTGCGTATGAAAGTATTATAGGGCATCCTAGGCACCTGTCACGGTGCCCTGTGCCACTTGTTCAACTGGATTAAACTGCAAGTGCTCCAGTGGGGATTTCAACAACTTCGGGTTGTTTGTTATCAAATTCGTGCATATTATAGCACACCCATTCACCATCGCGGAAGATGTAATGATACTCCTCACCAATACCTTTGAGTAGATATTCTCCAAGGTTATTATCAAGGCGAGGAGGAGTATTTTCTCCACGCTGAGAGTAGTATTGAGGACCATAAACTCCCACCACACCAGTATCATCCCAGCGGTCATCAGTCCAGCAGCAGGACATATCACCACCGTCAATCAGTTCGGAAGCAGGAGACTTTCCGTTGTAATGAGTCTTCAGGATGCGACCCAACCACTCAGGATAACCATCATAGTGGTGATAAACGGAGAGCACAGAACCATCAGAGAGTTCAAGACCGATGCGAGCACGGGTTGCCATTGGGGCGTCTGTCGATTACCTAGTTATTATAGGGCATGAAAAAGGGGCGTTTCCGCCCCGTGGTCCAGTTCTCAAACTGGTGCATAGAGTTGCCCGTACTTACCAAATACACTCTTAAATCGCTCAATATCCTTACCAAGATATACAATGGCAGATTGAAATGGTGCCGCACCTTTACCAGAACCGAACTTTAGGCGTTTGTTGACGGCAATCCAAGGATATTTTGCCACAGAGTTCCACCATTTTGTAGAAACGTCCAATTTGATTAGAAGAACCATTTCTTCGGCATTTCCACATTCGTATTGGTGTGCAGCATAGGGCACCCACTCTTTACTATTAGAATATGGGTGATTCATAAAAACCTTACCCATCCATGGATGTGCTAAACCATTTGTCTCTTCGGTATAGAGTGTCTTTGCGGGTACATTAGGATTATCAACATCATTACAACACGGGTCAGTATCAATCTCTCCACCAAAAAACTTAACAACATCCCCAACAAATTCCACTGGAGTATTCCAGCAATCAGTACGATTGCCAGTAGTAGCAGTCAGTGCTTTTAGTGCAGTTGAGGTCATCAAAGATACTCCGAAACAAACTGTTCGTGGGTGATGATACGAACGTCAGGGTAGATACTGGACATTTTAGCACGAAACTCTTCAGAAAGATAGTAGTCTTTCCATTTCCATGCTTTATCTGGTCCTGCTAGAACAATGGTTGCAGATTTATATCCATGGTCATCAATAGCATGTTGGAGTTTCATAAACTCAAACGGAATCTTCTCTTCTGCAGTACCCTGAACTCGCTGATACTTCAAACTAATCAACTCATTATCATTCAAAAGTATATCAACATAGTGTTTACCACCATTACGTTTTTTACCAACCATTACCTGAGATCTAACAGAATGGTCACTATAACTTTCTAGAAGATTTTCAACCTCAGTTTCATAGTTGGTTCCAGTGGTGGTGTCTCTGGACATTGTCTTCTCTCGATTACTTAGGTATTATAGAGCATAAAAAAGGGGCGTTGCCGCCCCGTGTGCCACTTATCAAACTGGTTCAATCATCGTAAACTAAACACTCTGGTGCTTCAGGATTGGCATCACAATAGAGTTCAAGTGGAGAGGGATCGTGATGATCACCTGCTGCAATCTCTTCTTTGTGATTTTCTGCGTATGCTTCCAGTTCTCCTAATTCACCTTCGATGTGACGGCGTTGTTGTGGGGAGGTTGTTGGGTCTTGAAGGATTTCCTTATCCTTTTCAATATGCTTTTCGATACTTTCCATTGTTTTGTAACGTGATAATACTTATTTATTTTGCTCTTTCATTTTTGCCACAAGATATTCGGCAAATGCTTCCATTTTTTCTGGATGGATAGCACGGATACCAACATCATTCACTGCAATAGTGATGCTTTCAATCTCATTTTGTGTGAGTTTTTTGCCTTGTGATGGAAGAGTCATTGGTCTCTTTTGATGTGTCCCAATGTTAGCAGATGCTAACGTAATATCTAGGATACTTAATTATTTTTTTAGAATTGAGTTACAGTTCTTATTCCTCAGTAAAGTTTCCAAAGAATCCACTGCTTCCAGGTTCACGGTTTTCAAGTTTGTCCAAAAGTGCATCAGTGTGGATTACAGTGTCAATTTTTTGAATCATATCAGCAATGACACTACAAACCATTGGACGTTCTTGACGTGCTGCAAATGCAAGTGCATTACGAAGCGATTGTTCTGCTTCTTTCAGAGATTCTTCAACAGATTTAGATAGTGCCATTTACTTCCTCACAATTACGGTAGAATATCCCGTTTACATAGCAGGATTTACCAGATTCATAGTATTTTATCACAGGTGTAGGTGTTTGTCTAACATTGCAGAGTTCACCCTGCTTTTCAATAAAGTTTCCCATGCACAAAGATGCGGCAAGAGGTGCAAGAAGTTTAATAGTATACATTAGGTTCCAGGAGTCCACTCAAAACCGCCTTCTTTGCGGATTTCTTCTAGTTCTTTATCTTTAAAAGGATTTTCTCGATTCAAATCATTCCTATCATACTCAAAGTAATACTTTGACTTTTCGTGTCCTGCATCAAGTTTGGCACGGAGTGCTTCGTAATCTCTTTCTTTTGCTTCAAACTCACGAACTTGTTCTTTACTATGCTCTTCTGGATAATATGTTTCCTCCCAGAAATCAACCCAGTCTTTTTTAGTTGGTCTAGGAAACTTTCCACCTGCTGCATCATATTCCCACGGTTCATCGTTTCCAACACCAAAGTCAACTTCACGATGACCCTTGAGAAGGGAAAGAAGTTCTACACTCTTAGTGTAATACTTCTTGTGATACTTCACACTCTCATCCACACACTTTACGACAGTGTCATAAATGTCTTGTGGTGTGA